GATCGAGGCCAACGGGCAGGACGTGACGGTCAATGGTGCGATCAACGTGACGATTAACGCAACCGGCAAGGTCCGCATGGTCACGCCGCTACTTGAGGTGACGGGTGACATCATCGATAACGCCGGCTCGAACTCGCACAACATGGCCCAGATGCGCTCCATCTACAACGGCCACGACCATGCCGTGCCAGGCGTGGCACTGGGCACCAGCACCGTAACTTCGAACACCCCGACACCAACAGAATGAGCGACACATCTACCATATGGTCCCCGCCGCTGAGCCGCGGGGACTGGGCCCTGCTCGGCCCGCAGCTACAGAACGGCAACGACCTGGTCACGGCCATCCTGATCAGCCTGTTCACGGATCGCGTTGCGGCTACGGACGATGTCATCCCTGACGGCACGAACGATCCGCGCGGATGGTGGGGGGACGATCCCGATCGTCCGATCGGCTCTCGCCTGTGGTTGCTGCGCCGCGTCAAGCAAACGACGGAGACGCTGGCTCTCGCCCAGGGTTACATCGCGGAGGCGCTGCAGTGGCTAATTGATGATGGCGTCGTGGCGAAGTTCGACATCGTTACCGAATGGACGCGGTCGGGGACGCTCGGCGCGCGGGTCGTCGCTTACGAGAAAAGTGGGGCGGTCATGGCGCTCAATTCCTCGTCCGTATGGACCGGGTTGGCTGCGACTCCTACCGGTCTAAAAATCACGATCTAGGTATTTCATGCCATTTTCTCGACCATCATTGACCGACCTGCGCAACCAGGTCGCACAGGATATCGTCTCGGCGCTGCCGGGTTCCGACCCGCTGCTGAGGTTTTCCAATCTTGCGATCACGGGGGCGGCGCAAGCTGGCCTCGCGAATTTGCACTACGGCTACCTGGACTGGATCGCGCGGCAGGCCGTTCCCTTCACGGCCACCGATGAGTTCCTTGAGGGGTGGGCGGCGCTGAAGGGCGTATTCCGAGAGGCGTCCACCTCGGCCACAGGATCGGTGACGTTCACCGGCGCTCCCGGTACCGTGATCCCGGCGGGCGCGGTGCTGGTACGGGGTGACGGCGTCACATACACCACGCTGGGTGCGGCGGTGATTGGCGGCGGCGGCACTGGTGTTGTTGCCGCCGTGGCGGATGCGGACCCGACCGGCCAGAGAGGCACGTTTGGCAACGCCGCCGTCGGCACCACGATGATGCTCGGGCAGGCGATCGCCGGCATACAGTCGGCGGGCGTCGTCAGCACCGCGTTCACCGGCGGCGCCGACATCGAAACTGACGACAGCCTGCGCAGCCGGATGCTGGCACAGTACCAGACCCCGCCGCGCGGCGGCGCCGCGACCGATTACGTTGCCTGGGCCAAGGAGGTGCCGGGCGTCACGCGTGCGTGGGCGATTCCGAACGTGCTGGGTGCCGGTTCCGTGGTGGTGTACATCATGTTCGACGACAGCGAGGCCGCACATGACGGATTCCCCCAAGGGGTCAACGGCGCGGCGTCGGATGAGTCGCGCGGCACGCCGGCCACTGGCGACCAACTGCTGGTGGCCAATCACATATGGCCGCTCCAGCCAGTCACCGCGTTCGTCAACGTCACGGCGCCTGTGGCGCACCCAGTTGACTTCACGATCCAGAATCTACCGATAGCAGCGCAGGCCTCGGTGAGCGCGGCAATCGCCGATGTCTTCCTGCGCGACGGCGCGCCGGGGCAGACGATCCCCCTAGCGCACATCTGGGCTGCGATATCGGGCATCACGGGCGCGGATGGCTTCCTCATCCTGTCACCAACGGCCTCGATCACCGTCCCGGCCGGTGCGCTGCCGACGGTGGGCACCATCACGTTCACCTCGACGCCATGACGACATCAACCTACACAGCAGAGGACTACCTGGGCGCGCTCCAGGCCCTCATGCCGCGCGGTGTGGCATGGCCTCGCGGCATGGATGCGGCGCAGACGAAGGTGTTGCTGGGTCTAGTGCAGACGTTTGCGCGCAGCGACGAGCGAGCCAGGCAACTGCTGGTCGACGCGTTCCCCCAGACGGCGGTCGAATTGCTGCCCGAATGGGAGGCTTCGCTCGGCTTGCCCGACTGCTGCGGTGGGGATGCCGGCACGATCACCCAGAGACAGGCGCGTGTGGTGCTGAAGCTGCAAGAGCCCGGCGGGATGTCGAAGCCGTATTTTCTGAACCTGGCCTCCGTGCTCGGTTACGAGGACACGACGATTACCGAGACGGGGCCAATGACCTGCGAGTCGACTTGCATGTCGCCAGTGTCGGACGACGACCGATGGCGCTTCGTCTGGTACGTAAATCTGCCGCACCAGGGCGACAACCACACGTTTTTTCGGGCGGACTCGCGCGCCGACGATCGTGTCGACGTCTATGCACTCGGCACGCTGGAGTGTCAGTTCGCGCGCCTCAAACCGGCCCACACGTACGTGATTTTTACCTATGAAGGATTGGCATGAAGCGGATTGACACGACCGATCGCGCAGTGGATCTGTTCGGCGCGGGAAAGGACGGGTTTCGTGAGCAGATACCAGGCGTATCTCAGGCGACCCAACTGACCGCGCAGTGGTTCAACGGCGTACAGGAGGCGATCGCGCGCACCATCGAGGAGGCTGGCATTGCGCTGTCAGCGGCCGACTACGACCAGTTCACCACGGCGGTGTTGCAGTTGATGGACGACCGAGTCTCGGCGTTGGCTGAAACGGTGACGAGTGAGCTGGCCGGAAAGGAGGATGTATTCCCGAGCGGCACGCGGCTGTTGTTTCAACAGAGTGCAGCGCCGGTCGGCTGGACGAAGGTCACGACTCACGACAACAAGGCGCTACGCGTGGTCAGCGGCGCGGCGGGATCGGGCGGCACCTTGGACTTTACGTCCGCTTTCGTCAACGGAAGCGTCGGCGCCCACGCCCTGACCGTCGCAGAAATGCCATCGCACAGTCATACGTTTTCGAACGAGGACGGCGGCGACCCTGTCGGCGGCATTGGTTACCTCATCGCCTCAAGCTCCCAGACGGGCGTCGGTACTGTCACGCCGAACGCGACGATTTCCAGTACCGGCGGCAGCGGCACGCACACCCACACCCTCAACCTCGACGTCAAATACGTTGACGTCATCATCGCGAGCAAAGACTGATGGCACAACTCGAAAGGGGCAAGCTTTGCCCGCTGCTGAAAAAGGACTGTGTGGGGCTTCAGTGCAGTTGGTACACCCAGGTGCGCGGGACACACCCACAAACCGGACAGGAGGTCGATGAATGGGCGTGCGCGATTACATGGACTCCGGTGCTGCTCATTGAGACCGCGAAGGAAGTGCGGCAAGGTGCGGCGGCCGCCGAGAGCATGCGTAACGATCTGGTGGGAGCGGTCGCGGCCACTCTGAAATCACACGTTGTGATGGGCGCTCTGCTGCGCGCGCCAGGCGCGCCCAACATGCCCACGCTCGAGAACAAGGAAAACGGATGAAGCGCATTGCTACCGCAAACCGAGAAATTGACAAGTTCGGAGCAGGCAAAGACGGTTTCCGGGCGGGCGTACCGGGGATCTCGGAGCCGACATATCTCTCCGCAGATTTCTGTAATGCTGTGCAAGAGTCAATCGTTCGCGTCATCGAACATGAGGGGATGAACCCGAGTGACGATAACGACCAACTGCTCAACGCGATTGATCTTCAGTTGCCTGATTACGCGGCTTTGCGCGCCTATACCGGCCAACGAAAGTACGTCCACATCACTGGCTACCTGGGGACGTCGGCGCCATCCGGCATTGCCGGCATGTTCGTGCGCGACGACATCGATACGACGAGCTCGGACAACGGTGGCACCATCATCGTCGCCAGCAACGGGAAGCGATGGAAGCGCCAGTACACGGGAGGCGTCAGCGGAATGTGGTTCCAGGCGAAGGGCGACGGCGTGACCGACGACACGACCGCCATCAATAACGCCATCACGGCCGTGTACACCGCAGGCGGCGGCTTCGTCACGCTCCCGCACGGACGATACAAGGTGAGCACAATCCAGCTGCGCAGCAACGTCATGGTGGTGGGCGACGTCGGAGCGTACCAGCCGGATACAGCATCCGGCGCGCAGCTCGTGCTCACCGGCTCCGGCACCAGCGGCGTCGTTGGAACAAACGTCATCCGCACCGGCCTGAAGAACGTGCGCATCGATGGCTCCGCGTTGACCGGAACGACCAACGTTGGCCTCGACCTCAACGGTTTCTGGCTGTCGCACTTTGAAGACGTGACTGTGTTCGGTATTTCCCCATCCGAGGGGTATGCGATCAAGTGCCGTACTGGTACTGGAACGCCGTCGTTCGGTGCTCAGCACAACCACTTCATCCTGTGCGAAACACCGGATGGGATAGTGCGCTTCGAAGGCAAGGGGGCCTCCGACCAGGTCACGACTACCACCGTGATGACGCATCGCGGGTTCCAGTACGAAATTCAACACTGCCAGATCACGTTCATCAATGTCACGGCCGAGGGCTGGACGTCAGGCAGCGGTTTCTACTTCTATGGCTCGGGCGATTCGGTGATGCTTCACTGCGACATTGAAGGCACCGGCCCGGTGGGCATTACCGTTGGTGACACGCACGTCGTGCACGGCAGCGAGACCACGATCTGGGCAGGGTATTCTGGGCCCCAGCGGGTCAATGGGCAGCCGACCACCGCCGGCACCGAGTATCAAGCGACGGTAACTGCGGGCAACGTATTCCCCGACTTCTTCCGCCAGTCCGACAACAACACGACGTATGCG